AAAATATTAAAATTATAACTTCAAAATCACCGTAAAGTTTAACTTACCACCATTTATATAGAGAGTGTTTTATGGACAAGCAATTACTTAAAGCATACATTCGCACAATTGTTGAGGAAGAAGTTTCTAGAATTCTGCCACAAATGTTGTCCGAAGCAGTGTCAGAAATTAAGCAGCTCAAAGAAAATGTAACAGAACCAACAAGAACTGCGCCAAAACTTGACCGTAGTAAACTGGCAGAATTGATGGGAGTAACATATGACGGTAGTACATTGCGGGCGACCACAAACAATTTACCATCAAGACTTCCTGATAACATACCAGCCAATGCAGATCCAGAAGTGGTAAAGGCAATTACAAGAGATTATTCTGCAATGATGAAAGCGATGAAATTAACTTGAGATAAGATATGGCACAAGCAATTGGTATTACATTACCAATACAAATTGGAAATATGGGATATTTTCAACAAGCATTTGATACATTAACTCAAGTTAAATCAAACTTTATAAATTTGATACTTACTAGAAAGGGGGAGCGTGTCCACCAACCAGAGTTTGGGTGCGGCATTCATGATTATTTATTTGAACAACTCACTCCAGAAAATATTGAAGGGGCAAGACTCTCGGTAGTAAATGCAGTAGAACGTTGGATGCCATTTTTAGAACTGGTACAATTTGAACTCAATGCGTCACCAAACGACTTGGATAATAATAGACTTCAGTTATATGTTGGTTACAGATTAAGACAGAATCCAAATATCAGAGACACTATTATTCTAACGTTTTAGGAGATAATCAATGGCAGTAAATCAATCCATTACAAAAAAATTTAATCCAAACTTCAAGGACGTTAGTTATTTAGCAAAAAATTTCTCTGAATATCGGCAGAACTTAATAGAATTTGCTAAATCATATTATCCCAACACGTATAGTGATTTCAACGAAGCATCTCCGGGCATGATGTTTGTCGAAATGGCAGCATACGTTGGGGATGTTATGTCCTTTTATATTGATAATCAGTTTAAGGAAAATTTACTGTTATTTGCAAAGGAACGAAATAATGTAGTGAGCATATCACAGGCATTGGGATATAAACCCAAACTTACAGCAACTGCAACAGTGGAAGCGGATATATATCAAATGGTTCCCGCACTTGGCGTAACATTTAATTACGAACCAGATAAAAAATTCTTTTTAAAAATATTAGCAAATTCAAAATTTTCTACAAATACACCACCAACTCAGAATTTTCGATCTATTGATAATGTAGATTTTGCCGATCCCACTAATAGAAACATTCGTGTATTGGCCCGAGACGGTTCAAATGCACCGACTATGTATGTAGTATCAAAAAAAATAAAACTGGTGTCGGCTGATGTAAAAATTGCAACATTTTCATTTGGATCGGCGCAGAAATTTTCTAAAATAGAAATCACAGATACAAACGTAATTTCTATTATTTCGGTAGAAGACTCTAATGGTAATTTGTTTTATGAAGTAGATTATTTAGGTCAAGATTTAATTGTAGAAGAACGTGATACAGCAGTTAGAGGATCTGATGGATTTTTCTCTAGCGAAACTATGCAGTCTGGATCACTGTCTCCTGCAAAACTTGCAATCTTTCGCAAAAAACCAAGAAGATTTGTAACACGAATTAATTCTGATATGAAATTAGAACTGTGTTTCGGGTCGGGAACAAGCGACACCAGTGATGAACTGGTAACGCTAAATTCCACACAAATTGCAAATTCAAAATACAACCAAGTCATTAGTAATTCATCTCTAGATCCGGCAGATTTTATATCAACGGATACATTTGGATTGGCACCTGCTAATACTACATTAACAGTGACCTATTTAGTAGGCGGTGGAGTGCAATCAAACGTTGCGTCCAATACCATTACGCAAGTAGACGTAGCACAGATTGCAAATAATATTACCGATTATGCTACTGCAGAACAAGGATTGTACAATCAAGTAGTATCAAGTGTGGCAATTATCAATGAAGAACCAGCACGTGGCGGTGGCGATACCGAGTCTGTTGAAGAAATACGAGAGAACGCACTGGCCTTTTTTAACGCACAAAATCGTGTGGTAACTGACAAGGATTATCTGGTACGAAGTTATGCAATGCCGGCGCAGTTTGGATCGGTGTCAAAAGTATTTGTGGTACGCGATGAACAAATTAATGCAATTGCACGACAAGATTCGGGGTCATTACAACTAAACAATGATCAAAATCCATTTAATAACCGCACGTATGTGGTAGATCCAGTAGCACCAAATTCAATTAATTTATATGTGCTCGGGCATGATGAAAATAAAAATTTAGCTACCTTGAATACATTAGTCAAAAAGAATTTAGCAAAATACTTAGAACAATATAGAGTATTAACCGATGATGTTAATATTTTAGATGCCTTCGTGGTAAATATTGGAGTAGAATTTCATATTGTTGCGTATCGCAGTTATAATATGAACGATGTTATTGCACGGTGTATTGATGCAATTAAAAGTTTCTTCGATATTACAAACTGGCAAATTAATCAACCAATTATTATGAATGATCTTCGATTGACTATTGGTTCGGTAGAAGGAGTACAAACTGTGTCTGATGTAATTGTTACGAACAAATATAGATTTAAAGATGGCCGTGATTATTTTGAATATAGATATCCCATTGAAGAAGCAACGGTGGACGATGTAATATACCCGTCACTTGACCCAAGTATATTCGAAATACGATATCCAGAAACGGATATTGTTGGATTTGCTCGTCAATAATTGAGATAATATATGAGAACTTTTCTACCAACGTCAGAAGACGCAACTATCTACGAAAAATTTCCAACATTAAATACTGGACTTGATGAAATTATTGAAGTGGGAAAAATAATAAAATCATTAGATGGGCCCAATGAATATGCCTCGGGGTCAACGAGAATGTTGATAACGTTCGATATTCCTTCACTGCAACAATATCCAACATCTTCGGCGTATTATTTAAATCTACGAATTGCAAATGCAACAAATGTCAACCGTTATCAGACATTGGAAATATATCCAATATCACAAAGTTGGGTAGAAGGAAGTGGATATTTTTATCAAGATACGCAGAATGCGGAAGATGGTGTAACGTGGATTGACAGAAGTACTACAGATGTGTGGGCAACTTCGGGCAGTAATTATACCACAACAATCTCTGCATCATATACTTTTTCAAAAGTTCCCATTGAAGATGTAAAAATTGATGTCACTGATTTAATTGCGCCTGTTGTATCTGGTTCAAATATAACGCCGTGGAATGGATTAATAATAAAATTTCCAGATGCAGACGAATTAGACTCTACTAACATTGGAAACATTAAGTTTTTTTCGGGAAATACGCATACTATATTTGCTCCAAAACTGGAAATTGTACAAGTAGACCAGACATTTGTCACGGGAAGTCTAAAACGTATTCCCAACGGCAATGTTACAATTGTACCAAAAAATATAAAAGAAGCATATACGTTAGGAGAAGTCGATAAGGTATACTTGGTAGTAAGAGAACCATATCCTGATAGAAAATTTGATGCAACGAGTCGATATAGAAATGTATATTTCCTACCCTCGGAATCATACTATAGAGTGCGGGATCAAGTAGCAGATATGGTATTATATGAGTTTGATCAATACTCTGCAGTAAACTGCGATACTTCAGGATCATATATATTATTGGATACGTCGGGGTTGGAAGTTAACCGATATTACACCTTGGATTTAAAAATAAAATCCAGCGGGTTAGTATTTTTCCCAGAATTTAATTACACATTTAAAGTAGACAGTGATGCATAGTATATTTAATTCATATATTCCAAAATTTTTGGTAGATCTTAATAAGGATAACGAAGATATTATAATAGTGTCTTCTTCGTATTTCTCTCCAGAGGGTGACATATATGAATTAGATACCCGTACAATATCTCCCAATTTAGTGCAAACCACACAGTCATTGCAAGAATTGCGACCGGAAATTTCAACAGTGTATCCGTTTAAAATTGTAACACCGTTAGATTTTGATGGTTCAACAATGTTACAAAGTCCAAGTATGACTACTCAACCCACCGCATCGCAGGGATATTATGTCCCTATTTACTTTGAACGGTACAATGCTGACGTTATACGAAATATAGATACGAGATTCACCGAACTAACTACTGGGTCAAATTTATAATATGCCAAATCAAGCAAATTTTAGAAGTGATATTACTACGCAAACTGAGCCACGATTTGCGGCATCAAGAATTGTAAGTAATCCAAATGAACTAATTTTGTTTGAAGAAGTTCCAGCAAGTTTTGCATTCGATGCACAGGATACGGTAGAAGTACATTTCTACACCATTCCAGGAAATCAATTATTGTTAAGTACAACTATTACATTGTCTGACCAAATTATTAAGTCGCACATTGTTTCATATAGCGATAATTCCTATAAAAATTATATTAGAATAGATTTTACAAAATTATTTATAGATAAAAACTTAATACTAGTTCCCGGAGATTACAAACTTGTACTAAACTTCTTCTCAGATGAAATTGGTAGTTACACAGATAGACGATTGACAATAGATACTATATCACCGTCACGTACCGAAGTTCAATTAACGTTCAATAATATTATTGATGCTGTAACACGAAACGATGATGTATATCTACTTAGAGAATTTGTTGAACCATCATTTAATAAATCGGATGCGG